AATTTGATTTCAATATCGGTATCTTCTTTGACCGGCTGTCCGAGAATTTCACGGCCGATATAAAGAATTCCGCGGACAAGACTATTCAGAGCACGTTCAACTACGATATAATGCTTGTTTGCGTTCTGCACAAGGTCCTGACGCTCTCCGGTGTATTGTGTGGCCGTCTGAATTGTGCCGCCATCAAACGAATAGAACCGTGTGCCAAGTCCACACTTGAAAGACAGATAGTCAAGTGCCGCCTGCAGCCCTTTTGTGTTTTCCTCAACGCGGAGTGAGGGGTTGTATTCCTGTATGAGTGTTTTAAGGTCTGCGTCAACGTCCGAATCTGCGTCAATCTGTAAAAAAAGCTGTTGTGCAACATCATCCGGGGCAATCGTTTTCCCGTTAATTGTCCGCATCATGGATCTGTTGTAAAATACCTTTTTCCCGCCGAGCTTGAAATCCTTGACAAAGTTGTTAAAAGCAATGTCAACATTTTGCAACTCGTCTATGGCATTGGCATACACTGACAATCCCATGCCGTTGCTATTCGAAAGGTTATTGGATAGATTCGGCTCGAGGATGGAGAACCACGGAATATCGGAGCCTGTGTTAAGCGTTGGGGCAATTCCGGGCGGTAAGGGGAGAGGATGCATAGCGCCGTCCGAATAGTCAAACAGTTCATTGGTAATCACATAATTACCATTTTGCAGCGTGTGTTCTTCCAGATACACTTGATATTTGCCTCTGACAAGCTGCACAGACGCAAACGCCGCTTCCACGATCTTTTTTCGCTTGGTCGAAATGGGATAAACATACATTGCATCAAGGTAATCAATGCCGATCTGCGTCTCAGGTGACCGCAGGACCGCGCCTTTTCCATCAACAAGCATATTTTCAAGTCTCAGGACAAAAGCCCCTGTGCCACTGTAAAACGCCTTTTCGACTAGCTCATTTCCGTGCTCCCAAAAGTCATTTGCACCAAGTACGCCGGTAGTCTGCTTCGGCCCCTGGACAAATTCGCTGCTCGTTTTGTCCGCAATGGCAATCTCTGTTTTTTCGTTGAGCAGGATAGAGGCCCAATCCTCGCATACCTTTTTAGCCATTTTCATGGAGTAGAGTTTTCGCTCCGTGACTTTATCCCCGTCCAGTTCTCGGAACGAATGAAACGACTTAACATAGCCTTTCCACCACGCTTTCCAGAGGCGGATGTTCTGGTAGTATTCAGTTTGCAATCCTGCGCCAAACTTTTTATTAATGTACTGCAAGATCGGTAAAATCTCAAAATTCTCCACTATTTCACCCCATCGGGAAGCAATTTTTTCATGAAGCGCTCAAAACTGTATTCGAATGCGTCCAGAATGTCAATATCGGTTGAGAAATCATCAAGGCGTTTGTCCTCACCTTTTTCAGCCGCCTTGCTGTCCCACACCGCTGCCTCGAGGCCCCCTCGAACAAGCGTACACTCCTTCATCAGGTACAGCCGCCCGGTTGAGAGCAGCGTGTTGGTACAGATAATACGCTGAACAATCTCGTTTTTGTCGCTGTCTCCGAGCTTAATGCCGAGATTTGCTGACACGCAAGCTTTCCGCAACGTATTGATAAGATATTGCTCTGCGCAATCCGCAAAGCCATACTTGATATAAGCGTGAGGGTAATCCTCATGGAGCTTACGGGCAAATCTCACAAACTCATGGGCCACACGTTCCGCGTCTATCTCGCCCTTGCGCCCCTTGATGTGATAATCTCTGAGCACAACCAATTTGCTGAAATTACGCATGATTGCTGTCGCAACGAACGTTGTCAAGGACCGGTTCCCGCCGAAGTCAATTCCGATCGAAATAAAATCGATCTTGCTTGCATCAACGGAGCCGATCATCCATTTTTCCGGGTTATCCGCGAATTGCCGATAAATCAGCCCATCAGCAGTTTTCCATAATCCGAGAATGTACCGATCATAGAACACCCCGGTGTAATTGCTGTAATACTCCTGCTTCTTTTTCTCGGAAAGGGAAGGGTTATCATCCAGCAAGAAATGAATGTGCTCTGCGTTGTGCTTGTGCTCCGGATCGAGTATCCACTCGCGGTAAAACCAGTGCATAGGCCCCTCTGGGTTGCAGTTGAACCAATACTTAGAACCCTCAACGGAGCACCGGGCAAGCGCCTGATTGACAAACGACTCCGGCATGAGCGCTACCTCATCGAGGAACACACCCGCCAGCGTTATGCCCTGAATCAGTTGGTAGCTGGATTCGTCCTTTCCGCCAAAAATATAAAACGTGTTGGTCTTTCGCCCCCGGCTGACCGTCAGGACGTGATTTGCGAACCGTAGGGAAAAATTGTCCCGCAGGTACTTAACGCCCGTCAGAGGCCGTATAACGTTGCGCTCCGTGGATATGACCGTCTTACCGCATATTCCAAAATTCTGCCCGGAAAAGTTACCCATAGCCCACAGGACATAAGACAGGGACATGATGGAGGTTTTACCAGACCTAACCGCACCATCGCAAATCAGGGAGGGCTTGCCCGAATACGGGAATCTCATGATCTGACGTTGTTTCTCTGACAGGCTCATTTTTTAAGCTCCTCTTTAAGCGATGCGGTGATTGGATCGTCTTCTGACGCCTCTATCGGATTTATGGTCTGCGGATTTTCGCCTGCGGTGTCGCGCATAAATTCCGCTGCTCTCACATCGCCTTTTAACGCCCGGTTGAGAATCGATATGAGCATTGCAGTTTGGTTTATCGCGTCTGCATCTTTAATTCCGAGCTTTTTCAGCTCTGCTTTTATCTTGTCTGGAGACTTAAGATTAAGCACCAGTTGAGCCGCCTCTCGCATGGTTTTTTTCTTGCGCCGCGTCTTTCCAGAGTTGATACCGCCCTTTGAAGCAATTCGCTTAACTTCTTCTTTGCTTCTCTCGCTCATCGGAATTAGGTCTTTCTGTGCCACAACCACCACCATCCATTAGATACAATTGCTAATTTTTCTTGAATTTTTTCAGTAAAAGTGATATAATATTTTAAGTAAATAAAAACAAAAAGAGGTGAAAACTATGAAAGCTCTCACCATCGGATCAGACTGGATGACCTGCTACCTTACAGGGCAAAAAACGATCGAATGCCGTACATGGCAGACAGATTATAGGGGAGATATCGTATTATGCAGTAATGCAAAACGTATACGGGATACGATACCAGGGCACGCACTGATGATCGCCCGCCTAGCCGATATTCAGCCATTCAGACGGAAACACCTCAAAGGAGCATACATGCTGCCGTCTGATATGCCGTCACATGCCTTTGCCTGGATATTTGAGGATTTCAGATTGATTCGTCCCGTGCCCGTCAAGGGGAAGTTAAGCCTATGGGATCTGGATATACGGCCTGAAATCATTCCCGGAACATTTGGAACAATATCTGACAATATGGTCACTGATCTCTATAGTCATTTAATCGCCTAACCTGCTCTGCCGTGATATACTGCTCATACTTTGGGACCGAGATTTCCTTGAAAAAGGCGTCTCGGTCTTTTTCGTCTGCAAAAACGACTACAGCATACCAGTCAATAGAATTCTTTTCTTTCAGCTTTTCGACACTCTCAGAACGTGCCTGCTTTACTTTGTCAATTTTATCCTTTGTATCGTTTGCTTCCGGTGTATCAAAAAGCTGTGAAAAGCGTTCGTCGCCGTCAAACATAAAATCCACATCGTTTTGAGTGAAGCCGAGATCATCGGTCATGGAAAGGTCGTAATCTTCGGAGACCTGCGCCAGCTTATCCAAATCCCAATCGCCCTGCATAGAAGGATTATTGAGCTGAACGTTCAAAGCCGCTTCTTCGCGCTCATCAACATCGACAACACAAACAGTCAGTTCATAATCGTCAGACTTTTCGAGCGCGTCAAGCTGCTGAAGCCGCTGATGCCCGCCCACGAGGTTGCCCGTGCGTTTATTCCATGTCAGGGCTGATACAAGGCCATGCTTGCGGATATTGTCACGGAGCCGCTTCTGCGCGGCCTTGTCCATAATGCGCGGGTTGTAGGGAGCGTTCTTAATCTGGCTCCGATGGATCGTTTCCGTGTCGTAATTCTGAAATTTGCTTTTGGCCATAAGTTAGCTCCCTTTCCACCGCTGCTCCCGCATACGGATAAAGACGTAAAATTTTTTGATAATCGGCTGGATAGTGTTCTTTCACAAATAGCAGCTCTTCACCAGCTAAACTTCTGAAACTAAAATGCAAATTTCGGCTATCTTTTCCGAGATATAGATGCTTAAATTTGATATAGTCGAGCACTTCCCGCTTCTTCCAGCCGGAAATAGGGTATAGGCGTCCACGCTTTTCATCGATGCTGCCCGAACGCTTTATCATTGCGCGGCGGACAATACTATCGCTGATTCTCTCCCCGGCGGCGATCCACCATATCCCCGTTTTTACCCGGAGATAATGATAAATGTCGTTGATTGAGATAATCGGGACTGTCTCGTCCGGCTCTCTGAACGATCCATACCGCATAAAATTTGACACATCAAAATGAGGGAGACGGATAATCTCTGTCTGATACCTGTTCTCATACCATCGAAGTGTCCGCTCTTGGAATTCAAGATCGGGACAAATATACATGAAAAACGGTTTAACCGTTTTGAAATAGCGGAAGCACAGGTCAAGCGTAACTATACTGTCCTTCCCGCCGGAAAAGCCGACGAGAACGGAATCAGTCGCCTTGGCCTGCGCCTTGATTGTGTCAAAGAGGATGGTAGACATCAGCCACCACCTCCACCATTGGAACGTCTACGCGCCCCATTCCGCATCTGACGACGGATATTGTTGCTTGCGCGTCTACGAGCACCAGCGCCTGTAATTCCGGCGGCCCGGTTAATTCTATTACGAGTTTCCATTTGCTTCACCTCCTTTCTTTATAGCCCGTTGGATTATCTGCATGTAGTGACAACGATTCATAGCAGCCTCACTGCATAACAAAAGCGCCCTGCTCACGCAAGACGCTGGAATATTCGGTCGCCGGTCTGTTCCCGGCTGCCAAACCCATAGCGAATGGAATTGCTGTCAGCGCAAGACGCCCATTCCCTTGCGCTTCTGGTGTCACCGCCCGGTATGACCGGCAGGCCCCGGATAATTTCCGTGCCCGGTGGCATATAAGCGCCGTCGTTTCAGGCGGCGCATTGAGAGAGGATTTTCCCGGCACTATCCC